TCCTGGGCCGCCTTTGCTTGCTCCACTACCAGAAGTTTTTGAAAATGCTGATTGCACTTTCATGTTTGATTTCTTCTGCATTTTTGGAGCAGTATTTTTGAGAGGCTTCAATTTAGCTTGTGCTGCTTCACCTGCTAATTCTTCCCCACCTGGAAATTCTTCTCCGCCCATTTCTTCTTCGTCCATGTCGCCTTCCATTTCCGGTTCTGCATATTCACTCATGTCTTCTTCATATGCACCAACGGCCTCTGCTACTTTAATCAATTGATAAATAGCTTCTTTAAGAGATGTGGCTACATCTACTTCTTCTTCTAAATCTTCTTCATCCATTTCATTTTCCATACCACCTTCTGGAGGCATGTAATCTCCCTCTTCCATGTTGAATTCTTCATCATCTTCAACGTCACCATAAGCTTCTTCAAGAGTTTGTTTCCAAAGCTTATCGAATTTACTTTCAGGCATTTCCATATCGTTATCCTCTCCCATAACATTTTGGCGTTTTGTTGTTAATTTTTCTTCAGCTTCTTCAGGGTTATCTGTGTCTTTAGCTGCGGGACTATTCACACCTTGATTTGAAGCTTTGGCTTGATCATTTTCAAATCCTTTACCTGTCTTCATGTTTGTATCTACAGTGCCTTTAGCAACTGATTCAACATAAAGATCTCCAAGTTTTTTAACATCATTATTATTCATTATAAAACTCCCATATACTCTTTTAAATATTTAGGGTTTTTAAATTTATTTTTTAGACGATTTAAATAAAGAAACAATTTTTTGCCATATAGTTTTTTGATTTTCTTCTTTAAGAGTTTGTATTAATGTATCTATTTTTGTATTTAAATGTGATGTGGCATGTTCTAATTCACTAATGCGTTTATTATAAACAATACATATATCATTCATATTTGCTGTCATATTTTTGATAGATCGTCCATTATTACGTAATTTAGTGACTTGCGCGAAAATATCATTAGCTTCATTTATAGTAAGGCTGTGCCATTGTTCCATTATTTTTTCAAGAATGTCGTCCATTAACTTTTTACGCCCATCTTTTTCAGTTTTTGATTTTTCATTCTCAGACCAAAAAACACTAATTACATTTTTAAATTTATCATAAACCTCTTTATCTAAGGTTGTCATAGATTCTTTTTTTATCTCATCATGTTTTTTTTGTTCTTCCTCTGACATTTTAAAATAATCTTCATTAAAATACATTATTAATCTCCAAATAAATGTGGTTTAGCATCATCGCCTGTTATAGATTCATCTTTATAATAATGCCAAATTAATTCTTTTCCATTTGTTGTTTGAACCCAATTTTCTAAAATTATTATTCCATTATGTATTTTAGCATGACAGTTAGGACAAATATTAGCAATATTCCATGCTGCATTTGCATTAATAATTTTTCTTCCTCTAATATGATGCTGTACTAAAATACATTCTTCGCCACATACATCACATGGCCTTGAACCAGAATTATTTATGATTCTTTGTATTTTTTTTCTCATTTTATTAAATAATTAAAGGAGAACTACTTTATTTCAAGAGAGAAGTTATGAGTAAAAATGATGATTATTCCGCAAGTGAGGTTTATGACATCCTTCGCGAAGAACAAAAATATTTAAAAGATCATAGATTACCTAGGCATGATGCTAATTTTGAATGGTCTACAGAAATGTTACGAGAAATTGTAAAATGTCGTAAAGATATTTTACATTTTGCACAAAATTATTTTCACATTGTAAACTTAGATAATGGTAAGATGAGGATTAATTTATACAAACCTCAAAAACGCATTCTTCGTTCTTTAATTAAACATCGCTTTGTTATTGTATGTTCTTCGCGTCAGGCTGGAAAAACTACACTCATGACAATATATGCTTTATGGTATACTTCCTTCTTCGATGATAAACGTGTTATTATTGTAGCCAATAAAGAGAATACTGCTATCCAAATTCTTAAACGTGTAGCCACTGCATACAGACAATTACCTAATTGGTTAAAAGCTGGTGTAAAACAATACGGCAAAAAAGAGATTATATTTGGTAATGATTCATCCGTAGCTATTTCAACTACTTCTGCATCGTCTCTTCGTGGTGAATCTATCAACTGTTTAATTATTGATGAAATGGCTCACGTAGAAGAACATATTATGCAAGAATTTTGGGCTTCTATTATTCCTACCATTTCTTCTTCACGTAAAACTAAAGTATTTGCCGTGTCAACTCCACGCGGAACTGGAAATATGTTCCATTCTATTTTCACACAAGCAGAAAAAAATGAATATGCTAAAGATGGATTTAGATGGCATGCTGAAAAGATACATTGGTGGGAATTGCCTAATAGAGGAAAATTATGGAAAAGAGATCAAATCGATCTTTTAGGTGGCGATATTCAAATGTTTGAGCAAGAATTCAATAACGCATTTTTAGAAACTGGGGATGCCGCTATTGATTATAAAGTATTGGATGAATTAAATCAAAATTGCAGACAACCATTAATGTCATTTGATGATGGTCATTATAAAATTTGGGAACAACCAGATGAAAGAAAAATTTATGGTATTGGTGTAGATGTGGGTGAGGGTATTGGTAAAGCTGCTTCGGTTGTTCAAGTTTTAGATTTTACAGATTTATCTGAAATCAAACAAGTAGCTGTATATCATGATAATATGATCGATACAGTTCATTTTGCATTTAAATTAGATAAGATAGGAAGACATTGGGGTTGTCCTCCAATGGTAATTGAACGAAATAACTGTGGATCCGACGTAATTAATTTTCTATATCATAAACACCATTATAGTAATATTGTAAGTTATAACCCAGAAAATGCAAGATATGGCGACATAAGAATGGGTGCTCATTCACATATCAATACAAAATATACAGCTGTATCTAATATGCGTTATTGGATTAATTCTTTAAGACAAGTAAGATTTTATGATACAAATACAATAAATGAATTTAAAACATTTATTAAGTATCCGAACGGTACATGGAAAAAAGCTAAAGGAGAAAATATATTTGATGATCGTGTTATGGCAATGGCTTGGTGTCTATTATTATTAATAGAAAACGTTGCGGAAAGATATTATGAAATAATGTTATTTGATGAAAATGGTAAACCAGCACGATTAAGAACATATACAGTTAATCCTCCTACATTTATGAGACTGGATGAATTTTTCCAACAAGAACCAGACGCACCTCTACCAGCATCTATGGGAATGGACGCAGAAATAAATAGAGGAGATAGTTTTCACACATTATTATCACAAGGATGGGAGCCAGTGAATCATGGCAGATAAAACACAACCGTCTTTAAATAAATTTAGTCCCAATAAATTTGTTTTAATACTCACAATACCTGAAGTATTAAAAACATTGAATACAAGAAAATTACGCTCTAATAAAACTTTTAATTTAGATGCTTTACAATTTTCTCTTCGCAATATTAATATACCACAATCCAATGTACCAGCACATCCACTACATATATATGGACAAAACTATAATATAACTTCTCACGACAGGCCTGCCTATGATCCTTTACGTTTAGATTTTGAAGTAGACAATGAATTTAAGAATTATTGGGTAATATGGCAATGGCAACAATTATTAGCACATAATTTAGATGCTATGTATGCAAGTCCCAATATTCTTCCAGATGGTGTGCCTGATGAAATAACACCAGATCAATATCACTATGTAACAGATCTTATTGTATTTGGTTTAGATGAATATAATAACAGAAAAGTAAAATTCACATTTAAATATGCATTTCCTACTGCTGTAGGGGAGTTGCAATATGATTATAGAAATACAGAAGAATTAACATGCAATGCAGTTTTTGTATTTAATCAACTTGACATAGAATTACTATGTGGAATCAACGGAATTAATTGTGATGAATAACTAATCGTTGTTCAAAAAAACATAAATAATTATAAAGCTAATTTTATAGGAGAGATATCATGCGTACAATTGAAAGTCCTGGTGTAGAAATACGGGAAATAGATTTGTCAAATGTGACAGAATTACCTGTGGGAACTGTTACATTCGCTGCTGGCTATACTCCACAAGGACCGGTAGATGAACTAATTAATGTTACTTCTTTACAAGAATGGGAACAAATTTACGGGGTACCAACAAACGCAGCAGAACGTTATTTCTACAATACATGTAAACAGATTTTAATAACAAGAGGCTCATTAATGACTACAAGAATTCCTTATGGTTCTGGTAGTGGTGATGGCTTTACAAATGATTACAGTGCTTTGTTATTCCCTGTATATGCAGTACCTTCAGATCCAGAAGATTATGTGACGGGAACATCTGGGACTGCAGTATCAGGTGTGCCTTTATTTGACATTAGCAATCCGGGTAATCGTTTATATGGTGAACATAGTTTTTATGCCGCTAATAGTGCGAGTGGATTTATTTACGTTGATAAAGATTCATTAACAATGGATTTTGAAAATGTAAGTATCCAATATACTGATACAGGTACAGTGAGTTCACTTTCAGATATGACTTTTGCTGTATCGGGTACTAATACAAACTTATTGTCATGTACAAATCCGAATTTCTATGCAACTGTTAATTACGATTTTTCAAATGAAACAGCTGCTATTGAAATTCTTACAACATTAAATGCATATGCAACAGGCACATCTACAATTGGTTATGATTGGTATACAGCTACTGGTTATAGTGGAATTCCGCTAGAACAAGCAAGTAGTTATTATATTGGACAACCATATCACAAAACTATTGATGATGATACATATGATCAATGGTTACAAGGTGGTATTGTTTGGAAAAATAAAACTCCAAATGGAACTACTCCAGACCAAATAACAGCTCTTTCAGGTGTTGGATATTCTGGTTTCATTATTGTTAATAAAGCAAGAACAACAATTGATGAACAATTCGCCGGTTATTATGTAACAATTGCAGATAACTCAAAATTTACAAAAGGTTCTAATTTTGATGTTATTAGCAAAGCTAAATCTTTCAATGAATATACAAGTGAAAGTGAATGGGTAGAATTAAATACAGATAAATTGGATTTCCAATTGACTGGTTCATTCATTAAGCATGCTGGTAGTGTATCAGAAATTATTGAAAATGCCCCTTCATTCAACTTTGCAAATGATGAAAGAGATGGCTATACAGATAGTGTTGTAATTTCATTGTTCAGATTACGTCCAACGCAATATAATGCTGAAGATCGCATCCTTGGTTCTGTTCTTTCTGAAGTGCTTATGGGTTCTTTTGATGAAACAAGAACAATTCAAAATGAGAGAGGCGGACAAGCATTAAACTTCTATATTGAAGATATTGTCAATGACAATTCACGTTCAATGAATATGTTTGTCAATCCATATATGGCTAAAGAAGATCGTACAAATGCTTGGTTTGATCCTCAAACAGGTGAACCACTAAAACGCGTACGTGTTAAAATGGCAGGCCGTAATAATCTTATTGAAGGCACTACTTATGGAAGTTCTGAACCTACAGATCCCGCACAACCAAATAACACTGATCTTGCATTGTTTAATTTGGGTAATGGTAGTTCATATATAAGTAATGGCGATTCAATGTATGGTGTAGGTGAATATGTAAGTTGCCGCACTCGCAGTGAAAAGCTTATTGGTGAATTGCCTCGCAAATTAGAAAGAGCATTAACACTTGTTGAAAACAGAGAATTAATTCGTGTAGACCTTATGCCAGAAGCTGGATTGGGCACAATTTGGACTGGTATGAATCTTGACATGAACAACTGGCCTGCAAATGCTACTAATTCAGTGACATTTAATCGTGTTGATGAAATCTTTGATGACCACGTATTTGTAAATGGTATTCACAACCCTCATGCATTTGATCAAGATAGTGAAGGCTTGTTAGATCAAAAAACTGGGTCAGCATCTGAAGCAAGTGATTTGTATGAAACAATTTATAACATCTTCAATTCATTTGCTATGACGGTTCGCCAAGACTTACTATACATTGCAGATCCATTGAGATACATTTTCGTACAAGGTCCTGGTGTAAGAAAAGTTCTTGATAATAAAAACAAGAATTTCCCACAACATATTTATTGGCCTTTGAAAAACTTGTATGGTGCTGCTAATTCAAGTTATGCATGTACATATGCGAACTGGTATAAAATCACAGATACAGTATCAGGTAAATTCATTTGGGTTCCACCATCAGGTTATGTATCAAGATTGATGATTGAAACTGATACTAATTTCTTCCCTTGGTTTGCTCCTGCAGGCTTAACAAGAGGTATTGTAAGAGATGTTGTTGATCTTGGTGTTAATCCAATACAACGTCAACGTGATATGCTTTATAAGATTGGTATTAATCCAACAGTTTATTGGCCTGGTGATGGTTATGTTATTTGGGGTCAGAAGACATTGTTACAAAAACCTTCTGCATTTAATCGTATTAATGTAAGAAGATTGTTCTTATGGTTAGAAAAAGCAACATTGAGAATTGCGCGTTACTTTGTATTTGAACAAAATACAATCTTTACACGTGAACGTCTTAAAACTGCTTTAAGACCAATCTTTGAATTTGCGAAGAATAATGAAGGTGTATATGATTACCTGATTGTTTCTGATGAAAGAAATAACACACCAGATGTAATCGATCGCAATGAATTAGTAGTTGACATTTACATTAAACCTGTACGTGTGGCCGAATTCATTTTGATTAACTTTATTGCAACTCGCACAGATGCGAACTTTGAGGAATTAATTTAAGCCCTGAAGGTAAATAATTACAAGGAGAAATCATTATGGGTATGGGAATACATAATTTTTACAGTCAAGCTGTAAATCGTGACTTTTCACGTGATTTTCAATTACGTGTAGTTGACTTGGCTGGTATTTTTGATCATAACGATAATGTATATATTACAACAGCAGTTTTACCAGGATATTCAGTGCATAATATTCCAGTTCCATTTATGGGATTGCAATTTAATGTACCAGGGTCTGCGCACTTTCCAGGCTCTGATGCTTGGGCTGTTACATTCCGTTGTGATGTAGAATTAGACTTGCGAGAACGTTTAGTTAATTGGCAGTCACAAATCTTTAGTGCATTTCCAGATAGAGGAACACCTTCAACGGGTAATTATGCACCTAAAGGTATTGATTCAATTGCAAGGTTGATTGTTCACAGAAGAGATGGAACACCTGCAAGATCAATTAAATTGGTTGGTATTTGGCCTGTTGCATTGGGTGATATTGAATATGATCAAACAGGTAACGGTACTGAAAGAACTATGCAAGCTACTTTAGCTTATCAATGGTGGCAACGTGACGATTGGGATGGTTCAATTCTACCATAATTTGCATTACATATTATGTATAAAACCCCTTCATATTTAACTGAAGGGGTTTTTATTTTATGGCCTAATTATTTCATTTAAACCATCAGTAAGACCCCATGTAGAAGATTCGCCTCTTTCTACTGCTTCACGTGCTCTTTGTATGCCTTCTCTTAATCCTTGAAGTTGCTCATCACTTAAATTACTCAGATCTACACCTGGGTTTATACTTTGACCTACAGTAGATGCAGCATCATTCGCCGCTTGTTCAGCCACTTGATTGGCTGTTGTTGTATTATTACCAAACCCCAAGGATCTAAGAAGATTAAAATTCTGAAACAAAGCACCAAAATCTGGTAAAGGTCCCCTTTGTTGTGTACCCACTTCACTTGCACCTAATACTCCAGGTAAAAGATCACCTAATGTAGCAGCTGCGCCTGAGACACCTTCAACTGCAAGTTGTTCTAATGCACCCCTAATATCTCCACCTTGCTGTGTTAATGCTGCAATTAACGGATTGTTTGTAAGTCTAGCTATCGCTGGAGTTAATTGAGCTGAATTTAATACATCAACTAATAAATTATTTAAAATATTAAACGTTCTTCCATATTTCGATTCGCCTAGTATTTGCAATACCATTAATATATGGGGAATATATAATTGATCAGTACCTACAGTAGCTTCAACTCTATACTTTGAGTATGCAAATTCTACTTGTCTATTCATTAAAGCATCTGCTGTATAATTATATTCTTCACCATCGACTGATATGGGACAAGCATTTTCTAATATAAACTTTTTACGAACTATAGGCGCGCCTGGTGCTTTTTGTAAACATACTAATTCTATATCCCAACGCAAAGGAAAATATTTTAAACTTTTATGTCCGACTAAAATAGCCCAAGGTCTTAAAAATAAATCAACAAATGATTGATTAGTTTCATAAAAATGTATTTTAGCGGTTTCTAACTCTCTACGTTGTGAGCCTATAAGCCCCTTGATCGTTCCTGATTTTTCAACACCTGCTCTACTAACATCTAATCCATCTTGTGGTATATTCATACCTTTTACAAGAAAACAATATTGTCCGCCCATCCACCAACTTGCTTTTGTAGCAATTTGCTTATCTGCTTTTATACTCCATCCACGTTCAGCTTCAGGAAGAATTAAATCTATTTCACCATTAACATTTTCAACAGTATCTCTAGATATATTACACATCCACAATTGAGACATGGCTAATGTATTGGAAGATGCTGTCATCTTTTCCCAAAAACTAGCATGCAGCCCGTTAGGTTGGAATAATGATACTAAAAATGAACCTATATCAGCCATGTTTATTCCTTATTGATTTTATTTAAAATTTAAATAATTAAATTTAGACCTTATTATTAATTACTTATACAGGAGATACAAATATGAACGAAGTTAAGGATGATTTTGATTCAATCGATTCAATATTAAAAGAAATTACAAAAAATGAAGATGCATACGCATCAGGTTATTGGGTTCCATCATTAAAAAGAGAAGTTAGATTTCGCGATATTAACACATCACAACAAAAACGATTAGCTAAATCCATTATTGATTCTCCTGTATTCAAAACAGAATTTATATTTACTATGCGTGATATATTAAAAGAAAATTGTGCAGAATCAATCGACATTGATGAATTGACATTAATTGATAAATTAACTCTTATTTTAGGTTTAAGAATTGTAAACATTGGCGGTGAACTCGATACCGATCTGCAATTAAAAGATAAATCTCCAATGAAAGTAAAAATTGATTTGATGAAACTTTACAATGAAGTTAAATCAACATTGTCAGATATAAATCCAGAAGAATTTGAAGATGAATATTTTAAAATTGAATGTGACATGCTCACTGTTGGTGATGAGTATCGCTTAGAGAAAGAAATGCGTGAACATGTAGATGTAATCAAACAAGACGTTAAAACAAGCCATGATATGCGCGAGCTAATTGGTGATATATATATTAATGAAATAGTTAAGTATATATCAAAAGTATCTATTAAACAAGAAGATCAATTTGTACCTATAACTAAATGGAAAGAATTTAGTTTCAAAGATAGAATTAAATTGATTGAACGTTTCAAAACGAAATTATTAAAAAGCATTATAGGATATATTAGTAAAGTCAAAGAAGAAATTAATAAAATTACAATTGTAAACATTGATATTGATGGTGAAACTTATGAGAAGAAGTTAGGGGTAGATGGCGGTTTTTTTACAATTTCTTAAAGCTTATACTAAGTGAAAATCTTCATACGATATATCAAGAGATTTATTGCTTAGTAAAAGGCATTGGGTTTGAAGCAAGATATGTAGAGAATTTAACTCCAATCGAAAGACGTATATATTGGGGGTATTTCGAGAAAGAACAAGAAGAAACAAGAAAACGCCAACAACAAGCAAGGAATGGTACACAAATACATGACCCATTATCTATGCCAGATGATGGACCTATACCTGATGGATTAAATATACCTTCAGACCTAAATATTTAAAAGGATGATTAATAATGGCTGATCTTGAAAATTTATTTGAGAATGTGTTTGGACCTAGCCCCGAGCAGGGACCACGCGAGAAAATTACTAAAGATGACCTTTTAGATATGATTCAAGAAGGTATTCATGATAATGATAGGTTTGCAAATGACTTTTATAAACAAGTTATTCAACCTATGATGAATATGATGCGCCCTCGTCCATCTCAAATAGATCCCATTACAATTGATACAGCTAAAATAAATGATAGTATTCAAGAACGAGTATTAGCAGATTTTGATGAAGAACTAGACGGGTTTTCCGAAAGTGTTGTAAGCAAATTCAAAGAGAGCATTGATAATGTAACTGTTGATAATATTAATATTACAAAAAATATAGAAGATATATTTATTGAAACATCAGATGCATTAATAGAGGCCAATCGTAATAGAATAGCTGCATTTGAAGAATCCCCGATAAATCTTGATGCCATAATGGGGTATGAAGAAGATTTAGCAAATGAAAACAAAATGCGCATGACTGATATCACTAATAATATAATTGAAAAATTAGATGATATTACATTGGACATTAAAGATAAAATAACGATATATGATTTATTTGCAATAGACGATGAAACACAGGAAGAATTAAAAACAGAATGGATATCAGCGCAAGAAGATTTGATAAACAGGCTTAGATCAAAAGCAGATAATATTGAAATAGAAGATACATCTGGTTCTAAATTAAAAGGCACACAAAGAAAAAGAGGTGGATTTCAAACATTAGTAGAAGATAAAATAGTTGATGTTTCTATTAAAAGTATAGGCAAAGATGTTGAAAAAGATTTAATAGCAATAATGAAAAACATACCAACTACTTCTATTGATTTGCCTGGGGCAGCAGAGGAATCTTGGATACAAAAAATATTTGGGGATGATCCTATAGAAGCAGTTAGTACAATATTAGGATGGCTTGGCTCTGCTATTTTAGGTGTAGCAGGAGCGATGGGATTGGGCGCATTGCCTGCAAGTATTTCTGCACTAATATCTAAAACGCCTCAAGTTGCATTATTAGCATTATTAGGATGGACTGCTATCGATGCATTTACTGGTTGGTTTAAGGGAGAAGAATGGGGTACAACTAATTTAAATGCAGCTGTAGGCAAAGCATTAGGTGGTGGTGAAGGTGGGTTAAAAAATGCTATAATGCAATCAATAAAATGGGGTGGTATTGGTGCTATAATGGGTAGTGTGGGTGGTATTCCTGGAGTTATTATAGGTGGCTTACTTGGTATTGCATTAGGGGCAATAGCAGGATATTTCGGAGGCTCAAAAGTAGCACAAACAATACAATCATATCAAGAAACATTTGCAAATTGGTTATCCGATCAAGAATGGTTCAATAATTTTGTATGGTTAATAGACCAAATATTTAAAATTGTTACTGCTCAAACAGATGAAGAAATACAACAATATGCGGATGAATTATTAGAGCCTCTTGGTACAACATGGAAAGATTTAGCAGAAGCATTTACAGATACATTCGAATCTATATTTGAAGGAATGTACCAATTCATAACTGACATTACATTGTGGTGGGATTCTACGAAACGACAATTCTTTGAAGGTGAAGAACGAAAACGTGTTAAACGCCTAATAAAAGGATCGCAGGCAGAAGAAGAACGAATTGCCGGAATGCCTGAAGAAGAGAGAGAAAAAGCGGCATATAAACGCGAGCAAGTTTTGGCAGAAGAAATTCAACATAAAAGAGATTTAGTCGAAAGATATTTAAAGTTAATGCAACATGCATCCGGAGTGGAATATGAACGTTTAGCTAATATAAAAGAAGATTATATGAGCATGATTGAAGAATTAGAGAATGAACGTAAAGGTGCATTAAGTTTAATATCATCAATTGATGACGAAGAAATTGAAATGACAGAGGGAGGCGTGCCTGTAAAAAGAAAAAAAGGTGCAGCATTTGCTATTAAAAAACGAAAAGAAAAAGCTGCATGGGAAGCTAAAACCAGAAAAATGCATACAACAGAAAAAGCAGATGATGCTATATGGCGTTCTGGGGTTAAAATGCCTTTTAATAAAAAAGATAATGTCTTATTATTAAAAGATAATTCTGAATTTGAACATGTTATAAATTCTTTAAATGAATTTCGCACAAGAGATCAATCAAGTAACAATGTTTCATTACTTAAAAAAATTGATGAATTAATAAATGTTACAAAAGAAACTGCAGGGGCAGTAGCTGCAGCAACCACTCCATCTAATAATGATGCTATCGCTGAACCAGCGCCAGGATATGCTGATACTGACGTTAGAGATCCTGCATACATATTAAGAAACAGAGCATGGGCTTTTTCAATGGGCAGACCACCAATTACTTAAAGGAGATTAAATGCCTGAATATCATTTTAAAAAAGATTTTAGATGGACAGCATCTGATATGTCAGAAGATTATATGGAAAATAATATTCCACGTATATATCTATATGAGTATGAACAGACATTCAGTGCTATTTTAGGTACTATTAATTATTGGATGCGCCAATGGGAAAGTTATAGCAGACAAATTAAAGAAGGCGACAGATCAGCCTTAGAAATAGCATCATCTCCAGAAAATCCCATTTCATTATATGAAGGATTGTATATAGGTAAACCAACAGGTAACAATTATGTATTGCCTTATTATGAAGAGTACAATCATACAATAAGTCAAGCATGGGCGGAAAATAGAGGCTCTGGTGGTATTTTAAAAAAATATGAAGCCATTAGAGACTTTGCAGAAAATTTAGCTAAGGTTGTATTTCCTGCTGCTGGTATATCAGTGCCAAAGGCATGGGAAGGACCGTCACCCACAGAATATACATTTACATTTAATTTATTAAATACAGTAGATGTTACTGATGTTAATAAAAATCGAGATTTTTTAAGAACACTGATAACAAAAAATTTGCATTTACGCCATAATCCATTAAATCATACACCTCCTTCGTTGTATGAAGTACAAATACCAGGTATTCGTTATGCACCAGTTGCTGTAATTACAGGTTTGGATGTAAAAAATATTGGTAACATGAATTGGACTTCACGATATGGTCCACAAATTCAATCGAATGGTGATGTAGTAGGTGGGCCTATTAATGTACCAGATGGATATCGTGTCACAATTAAGATATTTGAATTATTTCATGAAGATAGATTTTTATTTAATGAGGGTTGGCATGGTAAATCTAAAGATGGTGTATTACATTCTGGTGTCATAACATCTTATGAGAATTCTAATATTAAAGAGAATGTAGATTATTTACAAGAACAAACAGAACGTTTTTGGCGCGAAGTAGGCCCAATGGCTGAACATGCTCGAAATCAAGTATCTGAAGGAATTGAAGATTTAGGTGAAGGATTATCAAATCTTCGTGAGCGAATATTTGGCAAACCTGAAGGTAATGCTTTACCTGGAGGGCCTCAATAATGAAACATAACGAAGTCCCTGAAATATCACATAAAATCAAGCCTCAAAATTATGAAAATATATTTAATGTATATTTTGATTCAGATAATGAATGGTATTTTTATAATATATTAAGAAAGGTGAATTTTCCTGATAACTTAGACACAGGTGTTTATTCAGTATATAGAGTTATGCACGGTGAAACCTGGCCTGGATTGGCTTGGAAATTTTATAAAAACGTTAAATTATGGTGGGTTATTTGTGCTGTCAATAAAGTATATGATCCAACAGATGATCCGACAGGTGGAACAGAATTAAAAATCTTAACTGCTAATACAGTAAGAAGTATCTTAAATGAAATACAGAGTCAATAATGCCAAAACCTCCTAGTATTATAGCACCAGCAGTTGATGGGGAAAATAATTATATAACTAAAATTAGTCCTCTATCAAATGCACCCATTGTCACAAAAGCTTTAAATAATCTAACACAAGCAGGTAGAAGTACTTTTGATTTATTAACAAATCCTTTACGAAATATTCCTGGTATTGAGCAAGTTTTCGGAGGGAAATTTCCACAAGATCCTGCAAATAGTGCAAGCAAAAGCGGGAATGCAACAATAAGTGAATTTGGTGCATCTGCTAGTATAGATCCAGCTGATCGTTTAGATGATAGCACTGGTAGTATTTCTGTTAAAGCAGATTTTCCTGATGCTGTAGAGTCAGAAATGATTCAAGCTATTGAACCCCCATCAAACGTAATAGGAGGGCAAGATTGGAAAATCAGAGTTGTACTTTTTAATCATGAACAAATACCTTATGAATTAAGACCAGAAGCAATAAAACAATTAGTATTAGAAGAAGATTTGCTTATGTGGCCTCATAAAGGTCAGATGATTTTAAATAATGCAATGGAAGGACTTGAAAGATCCCACGAATTGCAAGGTTCATATCATTTTAGATCTGACTGTCGTGATGAAGTATTAGTTCAAATAGAACCAAGCGACGCATTTAAAAGTATAATCCGAAGAGTATTTGGTGAATTTGACCAAGAGATATGGACATATTATTTACATGGTATAATTTATGATGTAGAAGATTTACCATCTGCTAATACTTATGAGAAACTTAAACGCATCTATTTTTGGGATAAGAATTTCCAAACATTATATGAAACTAATGTGGATTGGAGTACTGCAAGAGGCACAAGATTTAAATCTGAGATACCTCCATCACCTATTGCTCATGCTACTGATGATGAACGATCTATGTTCACAGGTGAAGCCATAGCTTCTTTATTGACTGAATTAAACGTTCCATTTGATGAAGAACAATGGGATTGGGGAACGGGTAAAATAAATTATACTAACAAAGCTAATTGGACAGCATGGGAAAATCTTGATTACCTTTTACAATGTCATTCAAGTGAAGATACTTCTGATAACTGTGTATTAAAATGGGATAGGTTCAATCAAAAATTAACATTTCAACCTTTTAAAAAATATTTTGAACAAGCAGGTAAAGATGCAAATAATCCAGGACCACTACAATGGGAGCATTGGTTTTTTGAAGAATTAGCAGACGAAGAAACGACTACTCCATTTAAAGCGCCTTTTAAAGAAGAACCAGATCAGCGTATTGATACTAAAGCAGAAGAATGGGGTAAAATTACAAATTATAGATTCTCACAAATGGCTGGCTTAGATAATGCAAAAGCATTATTGTCTAAACCTGTGTATTCACATTGGCATAGAAGAAAACAGTTTAATTGCGATCATGCACAAAATGACGTTGCGACAACTGAAAAATATTTTTTGGATAATTACGTGTCTCAATTGATGGGTAGAAATTTTCCCATATTCAAACTTAATATGACTAAAAAAGAACAACGCAGTATAAAGAATCAAATTTGCCGTGGAACAACAGAAGACCCTATATGCAATTGTTCGGTCGGTGGTCGCAACAAATCGCTATTCCAAGCAATTATGCTTAATAATAACTTGTCTTTAACTATAAGAGGTATGATTAGTCGGCAAGTAGGATCATTTGTAGGTGTAGATAGGATTTTACAACAAAGTGACACCCAATATGATTATGATTTAAATGGACAATATTTAGTTATCAGTTTAAAACATATTTTTCAATTTAGAAAATATATTAATGAAGTAACACTTGTAAAGATCCATGCGTTTGATTATTTACTAGAAGAAAATGAGGATATAGTATAATGGCTGATGTTTTTACAGTAAGATTATCTCAAGTTGAAAATATTTTATCACAGCGCACACAACAATCAACTGAAACAGAGACTAGAACCACAACAGAAACTGGAAATATTTCATTAAATGAAGTAACTGCGGCGGCTTCAGCACGATTACGTTCTTCAGAAATTAGCGGAGAAGCATCTGCATCAGGAGTAACAGATTTAGATTCAATAGATAATGTAAAATATATAGCTATAACAAAATTTCCAACAGAAGAGTCCGCTGAAGAAGCTCAATTAGATAGAATAAATAAAGGATTCATTGAATTTATTCGCGGAATGCCAATGCATGCTGAAATAGAGAAATGGACTAAAGCAGGCGATGGTATGGATAAAGATATTGAAAATTTTCCTGTAGAATATCCTGGTGGTTATATTCCAGATATCGATCATAGTATTAAATTGATGAATGAAATAGATGGCGCTAAACAAAAGCCAAATTCTGTCCAAGAATTAATCGACCTATTTTTAGATATAAATAATCATTTAGCATTTAAAAAAGACGGCGCAGATCTCTTGCCTATTAAGACTGCTAGTGGTGTACGAAATTGGATACATGTATTAAAAGATACTCATCCCGCAATAACAGAATATATTGTAAATAAATGGAAAACAAATCAAATTTATAATTACTGGAAAGAATATTCTCAGAAAATGGGTCTTAATACAGTTCTCCACAATGCAGATTCATCTACAATAGATGTATTAAGTTGGGGCACACCTTCTATATTAACAACGGATATTATAAAGAGAAATACAGAACCATGGCGTAGTGTTAGTTATATAAGTGAAGATTTAAGATTTAAATTAAGCCATGCTGCTGTTAAAACAATTCAGAATGGTGGTAATGCTGCTATTAGCGGGGTACCTCGCAATTTACCTAGTGCATGGATTCAAACTACAGCACCCGTCAATGGTGGAATAGCATCTCAAAGCAGACCAATTGAATATAATACAGCTCATGGTGTTAATTTAAATAATGATTGGTATCATTGGTTTTTTAGAATTAAAAATGAAGGGTGGCCTGAAAAGGGTAATAAGATTTACGGATTAAAAGATACATTAATGCGATTAAATGATTATTATAATAATGGTGATTTTTTGATACATGTATATGTTCAATATCTACAACCAATTCTTGACAATGCATATGCTTCTTCTAAATTAATAGCATGGGGCAAACCATTGGGCAGTGAGGAAACATTCCCAAGACGTAATAGTGAATTATTATTATATTCTGATTCTAATACAATGAAAACACTTGACAATAGTACAGAAGTAGATGATAGTATATTTGAACCAATTTAAGGAATGATATGCCAGAAGAACTATACAATTCACATTATTTAGGTATCGTCATACAAAATAACGATCCTCAAAAACGAGGACGTGTAAAAGTTTTTGTACCAGCTGTAAATAAAACAGTATATGAAAATTGGGATGCATTAGTTAAAGATAAAAAATTCATTTTTTTAGATAAAGAAACTAATCCAGACCTTGATCTCATTTTGCCTAAGTTAAAACAAGATCTCCCGTGGGCAGAAATAGCTATGCCTATGTTTGGAGGTAGTGCATCTGGCAGATATAATGCGTTTACAAAACATGGAACTGTATCTGATTCAAATCATTGGGAAGGGGATTCATATTCAGAAGGATTTAGACCTCTTCAAAATTTTACAGCAGAAAACCGCGTATCGGATGCCTTTGCTAATAATAATAGAGATACAGGTTTAAATAGATTCACTAACCCACATGGCACAATATATTCGCCATCAAATTATTCAAATTTAGCTAGAGGTTTATTTACTCTCCCTAATGTGGGCGCACATGTATGGGTGTTTTTTCAAGATGGTGATCCTCAATATCCTGTTGTTTGGTCTATTTCATATGGTGTAGAAGATTGGAAACGCATATATTCAATGAATACAGATTCTGATGAGAAAAGGGAAGACTTTACTTCTTTTGATTATCCAGAATCATATGAAAATTTATCTAATGAAGAATTAAGTGAAGTAGCTGAAGGTGACAATGTTATAGATCACAACATTAAAACATTTAGAGCAAAGCATGTATTTAATTCAAATAAACACTCATTAGAGTTTATTGACACAGATAAAAAAGAAATAGTAAAATTAACACATTTTAGTGGATCATTTAAAGAATTTAATAATTTTACTAACAGTGAATTAGCCGTCAATAACGATCAAAAACTAGTAATAGGTGACCAATTTTTTACTGTAAAGAAAAATCAAAGCATTTTTGTAGCACAAACCCAAGATAATATAATCTTTGGAGATAGATATCTTACGATTGGTGATTATATTAAAAAGCAACAAGCTACAGAAAAAATCAAAGAAATAATAGAGGAAACTCATCAATATAAATTATTATTTGAAATTATGAGAACTGCTTTAGAGGCAGAAGATCCACGTAATAGTTATGATAATGCTGCATATGTATCTGAGTTACAGAAAAAAGATGGTGAACCTGATGTTTGTCCAGTATGCCAAGGAAGTAGTGAAAAACTAGGTGCACCATGTTATACATGCGGCGGTAGTGGTGTGAGTCCTTCTACTCAAGATGGTATATGGGCAGATGAAAAATTAAAATGGGATCCTGTAGGCAAAGAATGGAAATGGTATAGCAGTAAGACGAAATCTTGGGATAAAATAGGTGGAGAAGTAGTATGGGATAATGGCATACTAATGTGGAAAAACACCGGCAATGGTTATCAAGATGATTTTAATACAGAATCTTATAATCCTCCATCTGATTGGTCTCCCCATTTTCCTGATGCAGAAGATACAGAAGATCCAGAAATAGTAAATATCATACGTGAAAATCAAAGAAAAATACTCGACTTTGAAGCTGAATATGGTGAAGGAGGTGATAGTTTAGAAACTATTGCAGGTAGTAAAGTTACAACAATTGGAACAACATTTAATGACTTATTAAGTTTTAGAAGAGATCCTATTGGCAAAATAAGAGATAATGGTGTATATGTAGCGCCTGAAGGTACATATACACACATGGAAACTGCTCCTGTAATAGAATATGTAGATGTTGATAAATTACCAGGTGGTGATTGGAATGTAACTGTTGGTAATAGATATACTTTAAATGTTGGAAGTAAAGGCATAAATATCAGAACAACAGGCCCACTAGATTTACACGGAACTATCGTAAATTTTACAGGCGAGCAAGTTAACATAGGCTCCCAAAACGAAGTAGTCATTGATGGCGGTGAGCGTTTAGATTTAAGAGGCAAAATAATATCTTTATCTCCTAATTACAGTAAAAATGAAAGACATGTTATTTTAGCTGATGGTAATTTAGGTGTAAGGGATAATTTAACAGTAACAGGATCAACTCATTTAGAAGGCGAATTGCATTTCTTACATTTAACATCTGTTGAAAAATGGTCTCCAACAACAGCAGCTTCTGGATGTGGGTCTCATGTTCATTTTTACAGACATCCTCCTTGGGAATTATTGCCTGATTGTATTATGGTAAGAGAAAGAGCTATGGCCAAATGTAATGGGGGTTCGCCTACGCCTAATAACGAATGCCCTGGATTTTGGGTGCCTGGAATGGCTGCAGCAGTCACAGGTGGCGGAGGAGGTAGTAGTGGGGGTGGAGGAGGTAGTAGTGAGGGCGGAAGTGGTGGCAATATATTTCGAACAGTGAGTAATGTATCAGGCAGAGTTGCAAGTATATTTAAAGGAACACCTATAGGAAATGTAGCTCGGGTAGTAAATACCGCTGCACGAATAGGTGGATTTATTTCTAAATTATTTTAAATCATAAAATCTGAAAAGACCCTTTCAAAGAGTCTAATTAAAGCATCATAATCTTTCGGCGTTTTAGCAACCCGAATAACCACACGTTCACCCTTTAAATTATGACCAATAATCATAAAATCATTTAAATATTCAGAAAGTAAATATTTTATATGAGATATATCTTTTTGTTTATCTTCTAAATCTTGTTCGTCTTGATATTTTTTTAGAGCGAGACTTAATAATTGTTCTAAATCTTCAGAATTTTCTTCAACACTCTTTTGAGTGCCTTTTTCTGAAGATTTCGTATCATCATACATTTTCTGTAAGATTTTTTCGAGATACTTTTGATTCGTTTGTTGATCATTATTGCTCATGTAAATACTTATGTTATGATGATTTTTTATCTACTGGCTTAATGTTTCTTTCCATCAAATGATTAACAATGACCTCTATAGAATCTGTAGCAATATTTAAATTGCGAATATATCTCCCATTATCATAAAAACTAAAATAATCATCGCCAACACGATTAACATTTTGGTTATATGTGCAATAAATACTTTCTTTGCCAGGATTAATTAAAATAGTCCATACTCTAGAATCCATTTCTCCATAATCTTTGAATACATCTAAGATTTCGTATCCACAGCTTTTAAGTCTTTTTTTGAAATACCCCAAAGTTGAAATTTTATTTGACATAATATATCCTCATTTTACAAATGTTGGAACTATATATTGCAATTCTCTATTATCATCACTTAAAGTAATGTTAATAACCTTATATTCAGTATTGATTGAAATTGTTGGTATAATATTCTTATCATGTTCAATTAATCTAAAAATATTTAGGTCAAAAGCAAAAGATTGATTAGGGGATTCTCCTTGATAATGTTCTGAAGCCAGGAAAATAATGCTGTTTTGATCATCTCGTGACTTATCTGTTAACTCAAAATATACTTTACCGTCTTTTATGAATAAATAGGTTTTTGATATGCCTGACTCATCAGCACCATATATATCACCTTTTAAAATATCTATAATCTTAGTCATAGGCAAGTTAAATTTGCCTTGATACTCAAAGGAATCTATCCTGTCCTTGCTAATTGGCATCTTATGCATAACTTCATCTACTACAAGATGGTGCGTAAAGGACATCGAAGGTGACCTATATTTAATAACACTATCAGTATCATTTATTTGAAGTTTGATATCATCGTCATTAATGCAATTGAAAATTTTAATTATATTTTTTATATTGTTAAAATTTAATTTAGCAGTAATATTTTGTGTTGTATTTATTTTACAGTATAAAATGGCTTTAGAATCTTGTGCTGCTAATGAATATATACAATCTGGTGTGATATGGAGAGTACATTGCTCAGAAATTTTACTTATCGGAGTTAGGAACTTTTTTACCATCAGCGATTTGTTCGTTACAAAGGTTTTCATACAATTGTCTCCATTTATAATCTTTGGGTGCTATATTACTACGGATATACTTTTTAAATACGCCATTTGTTTTTTCTAATTCTTCAATACGCTGGGTAAGTTGCTCTATTTTTTCTTCTAGCAACATTTGCTCTCGCAATTTAGGATCATTTTTCGCGAGAGCTTGCTTTCTGAGCTTCTCCATATCCATTACTGCTGATCCTTATATGTTTCTGTAGTTGTTGCAGTACTGTTATAATACGGAATTTCCGCATTTTCTTCTTTCTTCTTTTTTGTATATTTTCTTTTTTTAGTATTTTCTTTTATTTCTTTTAACAAAGATATTATATTATTATAATTAGATTCAATCAATGCTAATCTATTATTAATTTTTTCAAGCATTGATTGTTCTGTTTGTTTTTCGGCTTTTTCCACAAAATTAAACTCTGTCTGTTGCGAATCTGGGAGTGATTGTAGAGGCTGCTGCTGTTGGGGTATTGAAGGAGATCTTTCAGGTGCAGTCAATTGCTGTATTTGTCCCACTGCATAAGACATATCTGATGGTGGTTGCTGTTGTGACTGCATTGGTTGTGGAGGAGGTGGCTGTTGCTGCTGTTGTGGCATCGATTGTGGAGGTGGTGGTTGCTGCATTGCGGGAGGCACTTCACGGGGATACAAACGTTCAGCATCTGGATGCTCATTATAATGAAGAACGGAGCGAATATTAATATCATTAATCCCATATTTAGACAATTGAGTAGGTGGCATACCAGGTTGTTGTGTTACAATAGGACGTTGAGGAGGTTGTGTCCTATGTGTACCACCTGCTTGCATGTCTTGCTTAATTTTATTAGTTTCTATTTGAACTAAACCAGCCAACATTTGTGCTGCCCTTACGTCATCTTCTTTCATAATAAATTTCTCCCTGCTGTTACTATAGCAACTGCATTATGAGTATGGATGCTTTCTTCATGCTCCACTACTACTACATAATCAGATATTCTATGACTCATCTCTCTATCTAATTCAATACTTATTAAACGAGCAACATCTTCAACGAATCTTGGATTTTCATACATTAATTCTGTTTGAAAAGATTCATCTGTTCTTTTTAACCCATTTATAATAGGAGCTGATGAACATTTTAAAACCATTTCATATATGTCTTCTATCCACATAAGCGGTGAATTATTATTTAATTCAACGGTTACACTTGCAAAACTACGTTGATTATGAGCCCCATATGAAGATATCTCTTTACTGCATGGACAACAAGATGTATAAGGAGCTTTTATAGTAACATATGTTTTGGTTTGATCATTTATCAATTTACCTTCAATTACGCAATCAATATCTATATATGATTTAATTTTACTAGCAGGAGATTCTTGTACTAAATAATAAGGGAAACAAATTTTTACATAAGCATTATTTGCTTCTAAGCGTTTTTTAGTTTCTGCTAAAAGGACTTTAATAAAATCATGCAGAAGTAAATGTCTATCAATTAATAATTCTTCTATTAAAATTCGATATCGAGACATATTAGTCCCTTTGTATTCACCTGTTAAATTTGTATAAATAGAAATATTAGATGAACAACTATTCGTAGTGCCATCTTTCTTTATAACAGAAAGTGGCACCCGAACATTTTTAATCCCTACTTTTTTAATAGGGATCTTCGGATACCCAGAAGTTTGATTCTGAATATCCGGAAGATCTTCTTTTGTTTTAATCGATGGCATTATTAGATATTATCAAGATCATTAATTAAATCTTCTGTTGCCTTTTTAGTTGATTTTTTGCTTTTCTTTGATGTCGCCCTAGTTTTCTTTGGATTCTCAAGAATTTCTTCAGCTTGTTCAACTGTATCAATTTCTTCTACTTGCTCCAAACCAGGTAATTGATCGTCTTCATCATCAGATGTATCTTCATCATCAGAATCTGCTACAGCATCAATAGCTTCACTAATATCTGCTTTTACTTCTTCGCTGTCTGCTGCAGCTTCTTCTTCTACCTTGCAATACAAATGAACATCAAGCATATTCTGTAATTCAGAAGGTGTTGAATGCTCGATAAAATCAGGAAGTTCAAAACATTCATTATAGATTTCTTCTATTCTTTCTTCCGTCATATCTTCAATAGCACTAGGGAAAAGAAATCTTGAATTATCATAATTATTGACTTTCTTATTATTGAACATTTGTGTGTCTACTTTAATTCGCAGACTACAACCTTCTTCAGAAAGATCAAAAATACGAGGACCAAAGTCTTCACTATCCTCGCCTTCCATGGCTTCAGAAATTTTATTTTGAATCTTAACACCATAACGAAGGATCATAACCTTGCCGATATTATCAGGACGCGGAGGACATTCTTCTACATAAATATTTACAAGCCATTTTTCCATGCGCTTAATTTTACGTGCTAAATCCTTGTCGTCATCTGAAGTAGCATTACGCCACAATTTGAAGCGATGCTCACAAATAGGACAACGATCGCCCCATGTAGTAGGACAGATAATGTCAACATAGCCATTAGTTGCTAAGCTAGTCCAACCGTGGTGATAATAATGAAAGAAAGTATCTTTTGGGGATTTTGCATTTGGAATCAATCTTACTTTATACGTATTATCGCGTTCCAATCGCAATATATTTTTAAAGTTATTGTTTTTACCTTCACTTTCTTTTAATCCAGATTTAATACTTTCAAACATACTTTGTACATTATTCATTTTTTCTCCTTATACGTACGTTATTACTTCTCTCATTTTTACTAATCCACGATTTACTAATTTCTTCGCGGTTTTAGATTTCATAAATTGCATTTTATATTTAACCAAATCCTTCTCTAAATCATTTAAAAATAATTCTCTCAAATCTTTAGATATATTATATAATATTTCTGTGAAATTATCAAACCCCAATAAACAATAAATACTGATATGTCTCTCTTTATAATGCTTTAACCAACTGTATGCAGCATATTCTTTATGTGTTAAATAATTATCTACAGATATTTCATTTTCTATACAGAAAAACCCTATAAATTTTAAACCTTTTTTAATGATTTCTAATGTTTCAGGATTATCAGGATTTTGACTATCCAATTTTTTCATATATAAAGTATAAATTCGTATAGCTCTCATACTAGAAAAGAAGTCTAATCCAAAAGTTTCTGTTTCTTCTGGATATATTATAAAAGGAGCTTTAAAATAATCCTCAATATTTATGTGAGGAAATCGTCTAAAGAAATTAGCAATTCTTTGAACGTGGTATAATTTATCTTCAGGGAATTTTGAAAAATCTTTTCTGATTCTGAATGGTTTATTTTGAATTGATCTTGTGGTTGCTAAATATGCATTATATATTCTTTTTTCGTTTTCTGTCATTTGTAACACCTAATTCTTTTTGAATTACTTTTGATTTATACAATGTTGGATACCGTCTTACTATACTGCCTACTAATAACTGTAAATTGTTAATACCTGTTAATTCCATAAAACATTTTGCAAATACTTCATCCTGCAATGTTGCTAATAATAATTTTACTTGATTTGTTTTTTTATTGTGAAGAATGGATAACAAAGAACCTACTTTTAATATAATTTCATCTAATTCTTTTTCAGAAAATATATTGTCAGGTATATTATTGCTATAGTCCAAGCTTCTCATTGTTTATATTTAGTAATTTTTTTGTAAATTCCAGAAATTTTGGTGTAATTTTTCCACCAGCAGCTTCTTTATGGCCACCACCTTCACATATATCAGTGGTAAAAGGAAGAATATTTACTTCTGAATCTTTATTGCGTCTTACACTTACATGATTTGTTTCTGTGTTTACTATCATTGCTACATCTGCATTAGTTTTTACAAAAATGAATTCCGCTATTTCATTAATAAATTTTGTTGCTTTTGCTGCTATTACACTACACTTCTGTCCAGAAATATTTATATTTTTAGCACCAAAAAACTCTGCAGTTTTAAGCATTTTTCTTAGATTTTGTTGATGCAGATTCCATATGTTTATTTGAGATTTAGTGAAAGCAGAAAACCCATTTTCAAAAGTTTTAATGAAAGTTTCAAATTTACCTTGAGTGTCCCAAAAAACAGTATTTAATATACGAGACTCTTTAAATTTCAATTCATAACAATCATAATCTGTAGCTAAAGAAATTAAAGCTTTTTGCTCTGGAGTGAATTTAAATTTATCTTTAAACATTGAATACAATAAAGCACAGGCAGATTTATATAATTTTACATTATATTTTGCATTGATATATTTACAATTTAAATGAGATTCATGATGATCAATAATTACAACATTAGGCAAATCCACTAATTTTTTAAATTCAGATATGTCTAAATCTAAAATAAACATTTTTTCATAATCTTCATCATCAGTAGCTAACCAATGAAGATAATCCTCTCTAAAAGTCATTGGATTGGTCGTCGCATATTTTATATTATAGTCTTCACCAAATAACCATTTTATAATTAAATAGCTAACTGCTCCATCTAAATCATGATGCGTCCATACAAATAAATTCATACTACTCCTCATCACTCAATCTATCTAAGATTGATACACTTTCACTCATTTCATCATTGTTTTCAAATATACCCTCATTTTCTACTAAAATCAATGTATCAAAATCAATTCTAAATGATTTAGAGCCCCAATTTTTTCCAAATCTACTTTTTTCTACACTTAATGTAAGTAACCCTAATTCTTTTTCTGCTTCAGTTCTTCTAATATGAAATTGTGCATCTGCTGTTTGCGGAATCCCTAAGCTTTCACCGGAAGTTGTTACGTCAGCACGTTCAGTATTATATCCTGTTCTATTTAACTGCCCTGCACTTATTACGGGACATTCAAAAATATAACTTAATCCCCTAACATCTTCAGCAATAGATTTACCGTCTGCATACATGCTCCCTAATGATTTTTTTGGAGCTAACAATGTCAAATAGTCTATAATTAGTGTATCAATCTTTTTTAATTGCTTTTTCACCATTAATTTTTTAATGTATTGACTTATTTGTACTGTAGTAACACTTTTGGGTGCATATTCTTTTATAAATAGATTTGAACCCATATGATTTTTTGAATAGTCATCTAAAAAATCTTTTAATGCTGTGGTTTCATTTCTAAGCTCTGCATATGGTATACGTGATATTTGGCTACTTGTTCTTCTTGCATAAGCCATTTCTGACATTTCTAATGAAATAATCACTACATTTTTATTTTGTGCTATAATATTATTTGCAATATTACCTAAAATAATAGATTTACCAGAATTTGTTGGTCCCATAAATAAATAAAGGGCTCTTCCATTTTCGAGGAGCCCTCCACCTAAAGTTGTATCCAACCATTCATAACCTGTTGAAATATGATTTTCGAGTATTGATAAATCTTCAATATGCCTATCTACATCATTAAAATAATCATGTCCTAAATTATCGGTTAATGATACATTGCATGCCTCTTCAAATAAACTTAATATTTCTGTTGGTTTAATATCAGCTTCTTTATCTGTAAATTTTGTAGCTACATTTAAAGAAGCATGATATACTGCACTTTCTTTTAAATATTGTTCCGTTGTATGTATTAATTCTGTAAAATTATATTCTGTATCTAATGTTTTAAATTTAGATATTACATTTTTAAAAGACAATTTTAAATCGTTCTCACTAAGATATACCTTTATTTCTGAGGGTGTTGGAATTGCATTATTACGTTCAAAAAAATCAAAAATTATTGAAAGGTAATTTTTAACATCTTTATTATGTATATAATCAATATTTAATTTATCAAATATTAATCCAATATACTCTTCATTAGATGTACAATTTAACGCAATAATATATTCGAAATAGTCATGGTCAATTGAAAACTTACGCATCTATTGGATCACTTGGAAACAATTCAAATTTATCACGTTCTTTTTCTGTAATATCGTCTATAGCGCTTTTAACCATTCGATATCTATTTTCAACAGTTCCCGTTGGTCTGATAACAAATAAGCGATACAAATCGATTAACTCTTCAAATATCTCATTTATTTCATATTGGAAAGCACTACTGTTACTTCTTACACCATCTTTAGTAATCGGAAATTCAGGTTCAATAAAAATATTGATATCATAATGAGTGTTTTCAAAAATAGACTCTGCAATTATTAAAGTATTTTTTTCAATCATCTCGCGACGATGTAAATAAACAGTATAAGCCAAGCCATCTAAAGCACATCGATCAAAAATGCCGTTGTCATATGCAGAATATTCAAGATGCTTTGCCATAACAAGCCTTTGACAAGCATCATCCCCATCCTCGTTGATATCAAACCCTTCTTTTTTAATGGATCTTGCAACATTACCAAATTTTTTGAATCTGATTTTAATCTCATCATCTTCGAAAAGACGCTTGATTAAAGTACTTTTGCCAACGCTTTGTGCTCCTGATATTGCAACACGCATAACAACTCCTTAATCATAAATTATATCTCTGAACTTTTTAACATTATATAAAATATCTACAAAGGTTTCAAGGCTAATATCTTCATAAAATATATCGTTTAACTTAACAGAGAGCTTTGTTCTTAATCCATTCCTACTATATAAAATATTACGTGCACCATGAACAATTGGATTAGATGTATCAATTGATTCTATGCTTGCAAGATATCTATAATGTTTAAATTCTTGAGGAACAGTGGCGCCTAATAAATGATGAGGCCTGTATTTATCCCAAACATCATCATCTATTAAACGATCAATTAATTTTTGTCTACCATTTGCAATACGTAATGCCGTAGTTTCACCTTCACCTGTATTATAGAAATAGCTATCTGCAAAATTTATAGCAATTTTATCTGCAATAGGATATAATTCTCGATAACAATGCTTATATTCATCGTATGTAGTGCCGTGTATTACTGCAATTTTCTTGCCTGGAATATTTTTAAAATCCTTATCCCATTGACGAGCAAGTCTTATAGTTTCAGTGCAGTCATTAAATGCATCTGGAATAATATATTCAGTTGGATGCAAACGATCAATCCATACAGCAAATTTATTCGGATCAAATGTTTCACCAAGTTCAAATAACGAGTTATCTAAAAGAACATCTCTTCCTAATGTTATTAATGATTTCTTAAAAAAATCATAATATTCTTGATCTCTTTCGAATAGATGGACTAAAGCATAATCGTAATCGTTAAATTTACGTGATGCATTTAACATACATTTCGGCACTTCATGAGATATACGCATTATTCTCCTTTCATTTCTTCTAATTCTTTTTCTACTTCTTCTTTCAAGTCTTCATACTTTGTATTACTATACGAAAATTCTTTATTAACGGCTTTTTCCAATTCAGGCATAATCATTTTCCATATGTCTGGATTCATAGTAAAGTTTTTTTCATACCCAAGCTTTTCTCCTTGGAATGTAAACGTCCTATCACCTTCAATTACACCCAAGTCTTTTGCTAATTCAAATAAACCATAATATTTACTTAAACCCTTTTTAAAATTTAACCATAAATCAACAGCTAGATATTGTGGAATAAATCTATTCTTAGCTGTTAATACATGGAGTATTTTACCTACAATGCCTTTTGAAGAAGCTGCTGCTATAATTTCTTCTTGAGCCCATTCTTTATCCTTCTTTTTAGCTACTTGTGATAATTGAACTAAGAGCGAAGCTAAATATAAAGGGCCTCTACCACCACCTTGATTTTTAATCAAAGATGGATACATTGCATTTGGATTATCATATTCATGATTTGCAAAGATAATAGCAGCATTTGCTTTAGCTGCCCTAAATGTCAAAGCTCTCAATAAACTTTTAATATCTTTAGCTCTTAATCCTTGGTCTGCAACATCTTTACCTTTTTTAGTATCATCAGATTCTTTTTTACCAGCAACATTACCTAATGAATCTATACCAATAATTATTTTGCCACGTACTTCATTGCCTTTATGAATTATATTATCTAATAATTTAGTACATTGCAATTTTAAATCAGATACAGTTTCAATTGGATAATATTTTATCCGAGATGGATCAGCACCTACAGACGCTGCAGAATCTTTATCTAAAGCAAATTCAGTATCGAATATTACTGCATAATGATCATCACTTTCTCTTTGGAAATTGCCAATGATCTTATTAATCAGCATGGTTTTTCCACAACCAGAAGGCCCAGAAAAACCAATTATTCTACCTTTAGGTACACCTTTATATAAAGATCCTGAACATACAGCATTTAATGCATAACAGCCAGTATCAATCCATTCATCAACCACAGATAGTGCATTTTCATCTAACCATGCACTATCTGGGTTTAATTCATCAACACCTTTAAAAATATCTGTTATTGCCATATTAATCGTCTTCGAATAATTTAATAGTATTTGGAGGAGTTGCTTGTGGCTGAGAAGGTGGTACTACACCTTGGGGTGGTTGAACTGCAATTTGCGGATTAAAGATGTTGTCATATTGACCTAACATTTTGAAATCAAATCCATGTTCAAATGGATCAATAGCTGTAATATCTTTTCTATGATAATTAAAGAAGACGGGTTCTTCCCTAACTGCTTGGAATTCTTTAAAAAAGATAGGAATCAATTGCAAAGACATATTCCCGTTTGGTTGTTTTGTTTGTGGGTCCATCATAGGAACAATATTAACCACAACAGGATTTTTAATCTTCAAAATATCATCATCATCACAATCCACAACCTCACCGATGATAGTTCTTTGAACAGTATCTAGAAAAACAACTAGGTTCTTACTCATTAATTTCCTTTCAATTTAATTAAGTTTAATCTTGCTTGAACAATTGCAAGATATTAGTAGTGACTTCATTTTGAATATCTACTGCGCTCCAACTTACACATTTATATATACGATCTACTGCTTCACCTACTGCTTTTCTAAACATTTTCTTATGATTTACTTCTATTACACCTTTAAATTCATCTGGATATGTTGTTGCAAATGCAAAATTCTCTATGCCGTATTGATTACTCTCACAATAAAACCATTTAATTTTATTACCGGAACCGATACTATTATATATACCATCTATTTTAAACAATTTCAACAATTTATTGTAATATATAGAGGCTTTAACATGCGCTGGTGTTCTTTTTGCTACTTGAAATCCTTTACTTCTTAATTCATATGTTTCGTAATTATTAATATTTGATCTAAACGCTATATCTTCAATTGGAAGTTCTTTATATTTTGCATATGCATCTCTATAAATATTCTCAGCGTCAATCTCATTTCCAACTTTCATAATAGATTCTATAATACCCTTTAGAAGTTTCTTTACTTCATTGGACATCGTGCTTTTTACTACTTCTACGCCAACGTATTTCATCTCATCGCAAGGCTCGGGATCACCTTCACCTTTATCTGCAATATGCATAATATAATGTTTTTTAGATTCATATATTACAGATGGACAAATAGTCTCTCTTTTAAAATATAACCTACTATCATCAGAATGTAAATCTTCTTCAGCCCACATAGTAATAGCTTCATTTAAATATGCTTGCATTTCATTAGCTATTTTGTAAGCTTCTTCTGTAATTAAAAAATCTGCTGAAATAATAGATGAATATGCGAAAGAAACATATGGTATTGAATGTGATATATCTAAATATGGTGATACAGATTCGGTGCATTTTACCATTATACCTATTTTAGATAAAATGGGTAAAAAAT